GATTGAAAAGCATCTACAGGAATTTGATAAGATTGAAGAACATCTGTATAAAATTGAAAAAGATATTAACAATTAATTTTTCCCTATATATAGTATATATATATATATATATATTATATATATCTTTCTTTATAGTAAAAAGTATTTTAAGGGTATCAGACTTTCCTGATAGTTTTAGACTGTTTTACTGAGAATTGTGTTACAATTGTGTAACGTTTATAACTTATAAACCCAATAGTACCTAAATCAGTTTTTCTCTCATACCAACTGATTTAGGTACTATTCTTTTATTTTATTAAATTGTATAAATTATATCCTGGTTGATTTTTTTAAAAAACAATGGTAACCTAGAAAACATGTTTAAGTTTAATATCGTTATTAGTTTAATTATTATATTACTTGTAGGATCATCTGATTCAAAAGCTTTTTCTTCTGACCTTGAAATAGATAAAGTAGATATTACAGCAATAGGTTTAGAGCCTGGTCCTTTTGTTGTGAAAGAGTATGGCTACTCTATTTTACCAGCCAGATATCCAACGATAGAGATTACTCCAAAATTCTCCTGGCCCGTCAAACAAAATATCATAGATAGCGGGTATGGCAATAGAAGCGCGCCTTGCTCGGCTTGTTCAAGTTTTCATCAAGGTATTGATTTTGCACACAAGCCCGGAACTCCTGTATTTGCCGCATCGGACGGACTAGTTTCGCAATTAGAGTATAGTGGAGGATTTGGTCTTCATATTTACATAGATCACATAGTTACAATAAATGGAAAAGCGGAAAATTGGAGAACTGTCTACGCTCACTTAAAATTAAATTCAATACCAGAAAATGTTTTTGTTGGTGCCGTTGTGATCTCGGGACAACACATCGGTGGGATTGGTAACACAGGAACTTCAACCGGACCACACCTACATTTTGAAATTCAAATTGACGGAGAAGCCGTAGACCCAGAGCCTATTTTAATAAATTTTGTAACTCCATAGTGTATAATGATGAAGAGGAGTATATATGGCATTTCCAGGAAGCTACAACTTTAATTATTATCGAGGAGACACCTTCGAGTTTAGGGTTTACCCAAAAGACTCCGCCGGTGGCATCTTTGATCTAACAGGCTATGGAACTCCTCTTTTTACCATTTCCACATCGAGGGGCGCTACGGGTGTTGCGGATCAGATCAGTGGTTATGCTGTTGTTTCAGCAGACAAGACACACATTCTTTGTGCTATTGAGCCAGACGTAGGAATTGACCTAGAGGCCGGAACCTCATATGTTTATGATATAGAAATTTCTAAAACTGATGTTGTTTATGACAAAAAGTACACACTGCTAACCGGAAACATCACCGTCACCGATCACGTTTCTGGCGCGACCGGGGTTTCTTCGTAATGGCAGAGATCGTACTTTCTAATCCAGAAATTGCTGTTCTAGGCGGTCCAGCTTCTGTTAACGTTGAGCTAGACTTCGGATCATCGGGAGAAAGAGGAAGTAGAATTTTTGCCGGTATTGGAAAGCCAGCAACTGCCGGATTGTCCCCAAACCTTTTTGATATGTACATTAACTATGACGCAGACGACGATGAATTTTCTTTTATGTATCAGTATTTAAATCAAGATGGAGGAGACCAGTGGGTAAGCGTTATTAAGCTAATTCCAGAAGCATATTCCAGCAGACCATCTCCTACCTTTGTTTCTGGAGAGGTCACACTGAATATTCCAGTTCATCAAATTATTCCCGCTACGCTTTCCGGAGGGGCAGCAACACCAGATAATTTTGCAGTCCAGATTTCTTTTTCTGGAACAAATCCAGTTGCATACTCGATAGAATATCCTACAGACCTAACTTATTCAGGATCAAATATTTTCTTTTCACCAACCATTCATGCATCAGAGCTTTCTAGCGGAACGTGGTCACCAGTTGCAGGAGAGAAAGAATTTAGCGTTTCCGTTACTGTGGTATAATTGCCTAGGTGATACTATATGGCTAATGTTGGATTCTTCTTTAACACTCAGATTCCGGATTTGGATGACGATGCCAATATTCAAGATGCCCTAAAACAATATCACTACGGCGGTGGCGAACCAGCAAATGAGTCTTCTGCATCTATTGTAGAAAACTCTATAGCAGGTCACTTTCAGGCGGTAGCAGAAAAGTTTGCAGACATACTGGAATATTATAGAACCGGTGGAGACTTTGTTGGTACAGAACCAACGGGAACACCATCTGGAACAAATCTGGAAGAGGGGATTCCAGACGGATATATCTGGGTTGATTCTTCTGTTTCTGGAGGACCTTCAACAACATACTATGCTTCTGTCTTTTATTCTAATTCGGAACCAACAGAAGACTTAAGTAGTGGAGTGGTTTGGGTTGACAAAGACTCTGCTCTAAAAACCGCTTATGTTTACGACGCTGACCTGGTGGCCTGGATTCCAATTAATGATTTTGCAAATGCCGTTTCTGCAAAGGGAGATATCCTTGTCGGAAACTCTGCTACAGATTTAGACAGTCTTTCTGTTGGTCAGAACGGATACGTTTTAACAGCTGACAGTACCGCTACTCTTGGTGTTGCTTGGGCTCCCTCAGATATAGAGGAAGAAAAAATAGCAACCATTATGGGAGTATACTAAAAGAAAGATATGGAAAATGGCAATTTTACAAGCAACGCTTTATAGAGGAACTGCACCAACCTCAAACGGAACACTTTATGCTGTGCCAAATGGTCAAGAGGCAGTGGTTACAAACATTGTTGTAACAAACACCACAACAGCAACTCTAAGTGCTACGATAAGTTTAGATGGTGTCACAATTATTGATGAAAGCCCTGTTTCTGGAAACGATGTTATTGTTTTTGACATTAAGCAAGTTATTGCATCAGAAGAGATAATTGAAGGCTTTGCCTCTTCTTCCGGACTAAACTTTCACATCAGCGGTGTAGAAATTTCTTAAGGAGTAATATATGGCCACCATAGACAATACAGGAAATCTTGCGTACATTTATGACGAAGATTCCGATACTTGGTATGCTATGGCCGGAACAGCAAATGCAACCCTGCCCTATGTTTGGAGCGCGTCACATACGTTTGAAAACTCGGTAAGCTTTGAGAGTGTTCTAACCTCTCAGGCTGGAATAAACAACTTTGCAACAGTTGCAGCAAGAGATACAGTAATCTCATCTCCATCTAATGGCGTTGTGTGTTTTATACAAAACTTGAATCAACTTCAGTACTACAGTAACGGTTGGAGATTTGTTGGGGACGATGTAAAGCTATCAACAAAGTCTGCTACCCACACACTTGAGCTTGCCGATGGAGGCAAAACAATTTTGGTTAACTCGAACATAGGAACAATTATCTATGTTCCAACAAATACAACCGTTCCGTTTCCAGTAGGACAGGTTGTTAAAATAGTTCAAATCGGATCCGGATCAGTAAACGTAATTGCCGAATCTGGATCAGTATCGGTCAGAAGTAGGGACAGCATAAACAGGCTAGCCGGCAGATACTCGGAATCCAAGATTGTTAAGATTGCAGAAAACGAATGGGTTCTTTCCGGTGATCTTAATTTTTCAGAAAACATAGATGTAACGTTTGATCCAGATTTTGATCAAATAGTCTCTGCCCCAAATTACGATATAGATGTAACTAATGAATCTTCTGGTACATCTATTGTTGTCAATTTTGCTGGTGGTACCGGTCTTGTTCGTAAAACAGTTATCGGCAACAGTACATTCTCTGGACAAAACTATAGGCCAGGATCAATTAAAACCGTTCTTTTAATTAACGGAACAGGAACAAAGACTCTAACTTTTCCGACAGACTGGACATTCTTAGGTCAGAAACCAGTATCAATAGATGGAGACAGGGTTGGGGTATTGAGCGTTACTTCTTTTGGTGATTCAGCATCTGAAGTTGTAGCCTCATGGATTGTAGAGGTTTAGAATTGCCTCTTCTTGGTTTCAGAAACTTTGCGTCTTTTGGTGGATACTCTCCAATATTTGCTTCTGGTGGAAACGCCGTAGAAGATGTTGTTGATGGAGATATCAGATACAGGGTTCATATGTTTCAAGATAGCAATGACTTTGTTGTTGGTAACCTTGGTACAACTAATGGATCCGTAGAGTATTTAATAATTGGTGGCGGTGGTTCAGGTGGCTATCAAATAGGTGGTGGTGGTGGTGCCGGTGGATTTAGGTCCGGAACAGTCACTTTGTCACCAACTGCATATTCAGTTTTAGTAGGCGCCGGAGGAATAATAGTTTCTAATGCTGGACAGAATGGTGGCCTTAGTTCGTTTGCTTCTGTGATTTCAGCAGGAGGAGGTGCTGGCGGAAACTTTATAAATAACACAACAGCAACCAATGGCTCTTCTGGAGCTTCTGGTGGTGGAGGCTCATCCATTCAAGGTACCGCTGGCAGAATTGGAGGATCGGTGTCTTCATCTGGACAAGGAAATCCTGGTGGAGCCGGTATACGATACATAGATGGTGGATTCTCTTCCGGAGGCGGTGGTGGGGCTTCTTTGCCAGGTTCCGTTGCAACAAGATCCCAGGCAGGAAATGGTGGCAGGGGACTTATTTCTAGAATAACAGGTGAAAACATTTATTACGCTGGAGGAGGTGCCGGAGGTTTTCAAAGAGATTTTGGAGCCTCTCTAACATCGGGTAACGGAGGTCTTGGCGGTGGTGGAGGCTCAAATAATCCAGGGCTTAATGGTTTTGGCGGTGGTGGAGGAAATAACAGATCTGGAGGATCTGGTGTTGTTATAATCAGGTATCCTCTAAACCTGGTATAATTGTTTTAGAAGAAAGAGAGACAGATGGGCAAAACTACCTTTAGGCCTGAGAATTTTGATGGGCCATCTTACCCAGATGTTTTTTCGATTTCAAATACTTCTTATACAGTTCAGTCATCCGACGCCGGAAACCTTTTAAAGTTTACAAGTGATGATAATGTTTCTGTAACTATTGCGCAAAATTCAGAAGCTGTGATACCAATTGGGTCAACGATCACAATAATGCAATTAGGAAATGGAGTAATCACCGTTTCCCCATCTTCTGGTGTGCAGATATTAGGAATTTCTTCTTTAGTTTCTAGAGGTCCGTACCATACAATAACATTGGCAAAGTCGGACACAGATCAGTGGATTACTCCAACAGATAATGGACCATTGAAGGTATCAGTACAAGAAACGGAGCCAGACAATCCACAAGTTGGCGACTTATGGTTTTGGTGACCTATTATGAGTGGAATATCAACAATAAATGGCTCAAACTCCGTAGTCAACAGTAGCTCTTCTTCAAATCAACAGAGAAGCACCTTTAGGTTACCAGAAACCAGAAGAGACAACAATGGCAATATGCCAATTGCCATAACTGGAATATCCTTATGGATAGCTTCTCAGTCAGAAACTAGGCAGGTTAATTTAGTTGTAAATAATGCTTTAACAGAAAATTTCTTTCCAGTTATTTCTACCTCAGCAACTGAAGAGTCTGGCATCCTTCCAATATTTGCTGTGGTAGATGATTCAGAAACAGCGCAAACCGTTTCTTTTGGACACAACACCAATGGAGCTGTTTTTTTTGGGACAAGGCCGTTAAGTGGGACAAACATAACTCCATTAACAAATGGAACAGGTAGAAGCTATGTTGGAAAATTTACTTACGCAGAAGTCCCCTCAAAGCCTTTAAACTTTACTGTTCACAGTCCCACAGACCACTCTGTAACACTTAGATGGGAAAAGCCGGAAACGGATGGTGGTGTACCAATAAAAAAGTATGTTATTCAATATTCTAAAAATCAATTCGGCAGGACCGGAGCAAATGGCGGAGGGCAGCAGGAGCTAGAAGATTTCATTGAAGTAGAGACAAAAAGCACAAACATTGTTGTTGATAGCTTGGATAGTGATACACAGTATTGGTTTAGGATTTTAGCTGCAAACCGCATATACAACGGCGTAAGCGTTTCCAGGGGCTCAGAGTGGACTGCGCCACTAAACGTAAAAACTTCTAAGCCAATTCCGTACTGGCCATCCCTATCTGCTTCCAATCTTGGAGAGTCTTTTATTGATACCAGTGGAGGAGATACAAATGGCTACTTGATCCTAGATACAGCAAAGCCAGTCCTAGGATCTTCTTTTTATGCTGACGTGTTTGCCCAAGACGCAGAGTATTATGATATTGTAAATGGCTCTCTACCACCCGGTCTTTCTATAGACAATCTTAATGGGATCGTGAAGGGTATTCCGGAAACCGTAGGAGAATATTCGTTTACTATAAGTGCTGCAAACGAATTAGGAAGCGCTAACAAAGATTTTGTTTTACAGGTTACAGAGTTTGCAAATCAAAATTCTACACTTAACCCAGAAATTCGAGTTGGCTCTTACTATGTTGCCAATATTGCTGTAGCAAACGCAACGGGGTATTCACTTATTTCTAGCACCCTTCCCGTTGGCCTAGAATTAGATATTTTAAGAGGAAGAATATACGGCGTACCACAGTTCACTGGAGACAATACTTTTACAATTAGAACGTTTTTAAGTGTTTCTCCAACAACGGTAGATCGGGAGTTTTCCATATTGGTTAAGCCAAACATAACTATATTTAAAGATATTGGTGGTGTTGTCGGACAAACAGACGGCTACGTTGGAAAAAAGTGGGATGGCTCGGACTGGGTAGACTTTGAAGAAACAAAAAGATTTGATGGGGCAGACTGGGTAGATCTCAGCTATCCGGTTAGACAAATACAAGCAATTGGTGGCACTATTGTTGAATATAACGATGGTGGACTTAGGTACAGATCTCATATCTTTTCCGCTAGCGGAACATTTGAGGTAATAAGTCTAGGAGAATCAAGCGATACCGTATCTTTCCTTTCTGTTGCCGGAGGAGGTTCTGGTGGCGCTGGGAGCTCCCTAGGCTCTGGGGCGGGTGGCGGAGGCGGCGGTCTAGTCTATGGAACTTCAGTTATATCTCCTGGAGTATACAACGTAATTGTTGGAAACGGCGCTTTAGCATCTTTTATTAATTCTAGGGGAAGCAACGGAGAAAACTCTTCTGTGTTTGGGGTTTCTTCTATTGGTGGAGGTGGTGGGGCAAGGGGTGGCTCTTCTGTAACCCTAGACAAAGCTGGACAGAATGGTGGATCTGGCGGTGGGGCTGCTGGAAATGGTACCCCAGGTGCGGGGACTGGTTCTGGATCTTCTATACAAGGGCATCTTGGCGGCAACGGCTCGGGCTCATCAGATGGATCCGGATCTTCTGGTGGAGGTGGTGGAGCCTCTCAGGTTGGGGCTAATGGATCATCAACAATACCCGGATCCGGAGGCAACGGTAAGCCATTTAATTTATCGGGATCCTATCTTTCTTACGGCGGTGGCGGTGGAGCGGGTTCTGTAAGTATAGATAACCCAGGAGCCTCCGGAGGTTCCGGTGGTGGAGCAAACGGACAAAACTATGACTCTGTAACAAACACCGCTCCTTCCGGATCTAACGGATTAGGCGGCGGCGGTGGAGGGGCTAGGGCTATCACAAACAGCTTAGGCGGCCCAGGCGGCAGCGGAATAGTAATAATTAGATATCCAATTGGATTTAGTGCATTTACTGCTTTAACCGCTACGGGTGGAACAACTTTTGATATAGACGATCAGGGGATTATCTATAGGGTTCACCAATTTTCTTCAACAGGTTCCGGAGAGTTTTCTGTCCTTGGATTAAGTGACGATCCAAATGCAAATATATTAGAATACCTTATTGTAGGCGGAGGGGCCTCTGGTGGCGCAGCAGACAATGAGTATGAGGCCGGAGCGGGCGGCGGCGCCGGTGGTGTTGTCTCCGGTACTATAGAGATTTCTTCTCCAGAAAATTTTACTATTTTGGTTGGTTCCGGAGGAGCCTCTGTTGGGTCACCCAGTAGTTGTCCGCCAGGAAATAACGGAGGAATTTCTTCTTTTCGTGTTGTCACAGCTACTGGTGGCGGAGGCGGGGGGTCCGGCCAGGGCGCCAGCGGGAAGAGTGGTGGATCGGGCGGTGGTGCCGTTTGGAGAGGCGGTTCTGTTGGAACAGGAATATCTGGTCAGGGAAATAACGGTTCAAAGATAACATCAAACAATGGCCAAGGCGGCGCTGGAGGAAGTTCTGGAAACCCCATTGCCGCAACTCAAGTAAGAGTAGCATCTTTAGGTAGAACTTCTGGAATAATCGGCCTAATCACAGAATATGCTAGGGGTGGAAACGGTGGTGTTTCAACTTCTTCTTCCGGAGGAGCAGCGACTACAAGCGGTGGCGGAGGCGGTGGCGGAAGGGCCTCCGGAGAAGGTGCGGGAAATCCAAATCAAAGAATGGGCCCCAGCAGCCCAGGCCTTCCCGGCATTGTTATAGTTAGATATAAGGTATAATAGTAAAATGATTAAACTTATTGCACACGTTGATAAAAAAAATTGGACTATAGATGGAGAGGCAGATCCATCATCTGTAGATATTGGAATCGGCGTTCGTGACAACAATGGTCTTGGCGTAAAATTTGTTAACGTAAAACTGGGGTTTAAGTTTTTTAATTCAAATAATGATATTATTCAATTTGGAAACTTCCCACCATCAAGGGTAAGGTACATAGAAAGCAATGAGGACATTCTTGCATTTTCTGTCGTAGATCAGCTAGAGCCAAACACAAAATATAAGATTGAAGCCTGGATAGAGGACATAAACTACAGTTTTGCCGGCAGCTTTGAAATTACTACCCCGCTGCCAGCCAAGCCTTATCCTTCCTGGATATTTGATTCTAACTATAATTCTTGGATTGCTCCAGTAAATCCACCGATGAAAGACTTGCCAGATGACAAAAGGTACTCTTGGAATGAAGAAGGCCAGTGTTGGGATGTTGTAAAAAAGTAACAAACTCAACTTTAATAAAAATGTTATAATTAAATAGAACTATTATGGAGAAAAAATGATACAAAGAATGCAGCAGAGGCGCGGACTTGAGTCTCAGTGGACTTCTGTCAACCCCATTCTCGCTGCTGCAGAAATTGGATATGAGCTAGATAATAATAAGTTTAAAATAGGCGATGGAATTACGCCATGGAATGACTTGGGTTATTTTGAAGATGCCTCAAGCGTTCAGCAATTAATTCAAGACCTTATTGGTGCCGCACCAGAAGTTCTCGACACACTGGAAGAGCTTGCCGCAGCAATAGAGAACAATCCAAACTTTTTTACAGACATTGCAGACGATATTGCCTCAGCACAGTCAGCAGCAAACAACTACACAGACATGTCTATAGGAAATCTTAACCTATCAGGCGGTACAACGGGACAGGTTCCTCAAAAAAATTCTAGCGACGAGTATGACATAAGCTGGGCAGACCCAGTCAGGTCCTTGAATGATATTGATGACGTTTCTGCAGAGACACCATCTAACTCAGACACTATTCTGTATAATTCATCAACAGGAAACTGGGAAGCTGGTCAGATAAACCTTAGCGACCTACCAGGTGTTCCATCAGTAATAGGAGATCTTTCTGATGTTAGCATAACAGATCCCCAACGAGATGATATACTAGTGTATGATGGTACTGAGTGGAAAAATGGTACTAGTGATCTGGAGGTTTTGTTTTGGACATACGCATAGGAGGTAGCAAGTAATGGCAGCTTTAGTGCCTTCGTTATTGTATATAGGCAATGACACAATTGGTTCAATTTACGACTCTCCCGAAGCGGCAGGGAGCTATGCTATAATTAAGTCAATCAATGGAACAAATACCTCTAACGCAACAACAACATTTTCTTTACATATTCTTGTTGGTGGTGCGGAGGCAGCAAACTCTAACAAGATATTAAACGAGGCAGAATTGACAGTTGGAAACACCCTAGCTTATGACACTTCGATTGTTGTGCCGGCAGACTCTAGTCTTTATATTACTCAGCCAGGTAACGCAGTTACAGTTACTATCAGTGGGGTAGAGTATGTCGCTTAGATATCTTAAGGACTCCGCCGAAGAGGGTAAAAACGAAGTTTCACCTATTGCAACCTTTGTTGATCCAGTTAGCAAGATTCGCGTCTCTCAGCCAGAGAACCTTATTGATACAGACTTTGAGTATGGCCTTCAGGAGACAAAGTGGGAGACACTTGAACGAGTAAACAATATTCCAACATTTTTTGCAAGACCAGGAGACCCACCTATTGATGTTTCTATCGTTACCGCAACTGTTGGTTCATCTAGAGTTGTAGTAACAACAAACACAGATCACGGACTTGTTGTTGGTTCTCCACTAATTGTTCAGGGTGTAGATTCTTTTAGTGCTAATGGTGCATTTGTTGTAGACAACGTAATTAATGATAAAGAATTTACCTATGTTTGTAAAGAGGTACAGACCAGGCCAGGCGCTTCGGAGGGCAGCTTCTTCAATATTATAAAAGAAGAAACAGTGATATATATTGGTAGACTTTACCAAGGGACACAGGCAAAGCTAGATGTGTTAGATTCGATCACCACCGATGGCCTAGACCCATCAAGACTTACTGTAAAAACGCCACATCCACACGGATTCTCTGAAGGAACCAGGTTTGTATTGAGCAACAGCGTTGGTGGTAAGACATACAAGTTTGACGCCTCTCTAATAGACCCCTCTGACTTTGAAAACTTAACAACTCCAGAAATAGACTCTTATACTCAAATAAAAGAAGCATACACTTATCAAGACTGGGACGGTGCTTATAGTGCAAAGTTTACGTCTGATGACGTAGACGTATATTATAATACAATAAACGTTCCAAATCATCCGTTTAATAACGGAGACATGGTTATGTATATTCCAGCAGTAGATGTAGAAACAGACAGCCAGACCGCTGACGAGGGCAATATCCATACAGATAGTGCAATGGGTAATGTTGGAAGATATAGAACTCCATATTGGGTTGGCGTACTTGACGAAAACACTATTCAGCTTACAGTTTCTGAATTTAATGTAAATTACAGACCACCATCTGTTCACGATATTTCTTCTATGGGTGATACAAACTTTGGGTATCACCAATTAGCAAAGTGCTACAGAATAGAAGCTTTATACACAGACAGCGTTATGCGGCTAAGGCAGCCGTATCGTGATACAAACTCTTCAGAAGCACAAGAAGTTTACGTTTTTTCTACCAGTACTGGAATTCAACCAGCAGCAACAACTATGTCTTTTAAAAACTATACCTCTAATGATGCGTACACTCCAAGATGGTATAAGTTCTACTTAAAGAATTATGATGGAAGCAATGTAACTAACTTACCCACATCTGCAGGAAATGCTATTTTAAGATTTGGGGCTTTGGGTGTAAACGTCTCAACTGACACAATTACCATTACGCCAGGATCAGATTTTGACCTTTTGGGCTCAATGCCACTAAATGGAAACACGGAGGGTGTCTCTAACTCTAGCCTAAGCTCTGGATACTGGCAAACTGGAGACCAGGTTAGACTTTGGAGAAGAAAAGGAGAAACCACACCGGGAAATATTGGTGAAGGTACCTATTACTATATTCGTGTTATTGACGATAGCAGATTTACTTTGCATACCACAAGGGCCGGAGCCATTGCAAACAACAGCAGGCTAGATATTACAAGCACAGGCTCAATAGACCTTGAAATTATTGTTGAAAAACAAAACAGATTCTTTAAACTATATACAGACGCTGCCTTAACTCAGGAGCACGTTCTTTCAGGCACCGGTATAACCGGTACAACCTGGATTGTACCAGCAACAACGGTTGAGAATAGGTCTTCTATAAACGATCTTACCGTCGGGCAAAATGCATTCTCTAATCTAAACAGTGGAGACGTTCTTACTGTAGAGTCTTTTGACAATTCTCTTGAAACAGACGTTCCTGTTCCTCAAACAAGGGTAAGCTCAACTACCTACGAAGATGTTTATCTTTACCCCGCTATCAACCTTAATGTTGATAGCCCACTAATTTATCCAAGATCTGGAAGAACTCTGTACTACATTCCAAATGGTACAAAAATGAAACACCAGACCAGACCAGCTTCTATGATTGTTAACTGCCAGTCTATAAACGTCTCAAACAGGCAGTGGACTACAATTAGTAGTGGAGACGAGCACTACTTTACACATGGCTTTAAAAACGGAGACAAGGTTACCTGGAAACAGATTCCTTCCATTATTAGCTTTAACGCTAGAGACGTTAACATTAACAATGGTCGGATTTCTTTATGGAACGGTTATGGAGATACTAGGAATGGTGACAGGGTTCGAGTAAAGAAGGCCGGAGCAATCACTGTGCTCCCAGCCGGTTTAGACGAAGAAACCGATTATTTCTTAAGAAGAATCACCACAAACGTTCTTACCCTGCACACAACAGAAGCAGATGCAAACTCAGGAGCAAACCCAGTAACGATAACCTCAAGGGGAATGGGTAACTGTACATTAATTCATCAGGAAAACCTACCAGATGTTCTAAGGAACATAGAAGATCAGGAGGCATACTTTAGATTTGATTCAAATAGAGTATTTAGACTTTATGACACCAGGGAAAACGCTATTATCGGAGGTGCCACGGGACTTATTGAGTTAACCCCAAGGGGTGGTTGGGCAGAATTTAGAAGTGTCCTGGATGAAACCACTGGACTTTTCTATGCACCAAACCACTATTATGAATTTGCTCAAAGCGCTGCAACTGTAGATACAGCGACCGACATTATTACTACCCCAACACCACACGGTTTTCACACCGGAGAGCAGCTATATTATGTAGTTCAAGAAAACACACCAATCACTGGGCTTTCAAATCAAACCTGGTACTTTCCAAATGTAATTGACGAGACAAGCTTTACATTGCACTCAAGCAGGGCTGACGCAAGAAACGGTGTGAGCAAGAGAGACCTTTCCGGTACCCCAATCGGTAACGCCACACTTACTAGATTTTACGGTCTTGACATTCAGGGAGACCTTACTCAAATAAACACAACAAACGAAACAATTACTTTTGAATTTAATCACGGATTTGAGACAGGAGACAACGTTTCTTTCCGGAGCCTTAGCGGATCAATTAGTGGACTTTCTAACAGACTTCAGTATTTTGTAAATAAAATTAGCGATACAACTGTGGCATTTTATTTTTGTAGGGCTCACGCCATTGCAGATACAAACAGAGTAAACTTGACCGGTGCATCGGGCTGGCACGCAGTTAAAAAGGTAGAAAAGTTACCAGAAGATGTTAACTTTTACTTTAGAGATATCAGCAGTGATAATATCTTTAGAATTTATAGGACAAGGGACGAAGCGATCAGAAATGTAATGGAGCTTGACATGCGCAGACCTCCAGACAATTCCCACACAGTTACAAACCTAAGCATTCGGTGGACCGGTAGCGCAATTTCAACATTTATCCCAGTCAATGCTTGGGGTCAGATTAGAAGTGTTAATAACTACGGTGCTAACTATTTCAACACTGATTACAATAATCAATTTAAAACGGGACAGCAGGTTCGAGTTGTTCGGCTACCACAATTTGGTAACGAAAATCCACAATTTAAGCATGGTTCACTTCACTATATTAGGCACATATCCAACACAATTTTGGCATTCCACAGAACCTACGAAGGGGCCATGAACAACGTGACCTCCGACAGGGTTGATATTTATAGTGGTGAAGTTGGATGGTTTATTGAGGGTGTTGGCTTACCATCGGGTATTGGTGTTGGAACAAGTTTGGTAATTGAAAAGCCAACTCCTACAAGCATTAGGTTCAGAGAAAACAGCTCTTCGGGAAGAATTCGAAGAATTCGACCAACAAGAGATGCCTTATATTCTAGCATCAGGTTTAGCAGAAGAGCAGCAACACAAAGCTCCAACACATTTTTTGTAAATTCACACGGACTAATTGAGAACACTCCGCTAATATACAACTCTGGACCGTTTGGCGCACCGGACTCAGAGCCTCAGATTACCAACAACAGTACATACTACGTTTCTTCTCCAACAAATGATAGGTTTAGGATTTCTACAAACGAAGACTCAGAAACAAAAACAATTACTCTAACCGGTAATGCTGTAGACCTTGTTGGCTCTTTCTTTAGATCCGACGAGCTTGGTCTAACAAGAACTTGCCCAAACCAGGCCTCTGGATCTTTTGTAAACCTTACTACAGACGTAATCACCACAAGTATCGTCCATGGATTTTCTACCGGGGACAGGGTAACCTACTACGCTCTACCAGAGTCCACAACAAACTTTGGTACGCCGATCAGCGGCTTGACTAGCGAAAATGATTACTATGTCAGGAGAACTGGAACCGCAAGCTTTCAACTACACAACACAGCAGACGACGCCCTGAATGATATAAATAGGATTGACTTTACGGGTTACGGTACCGGACAAGGACTATTCTCAAGAGATAACTTCGTTACCGGAGAATCGGTATTAATTAGTTCGACCTCCCCAATATCTGGCCTTTCTTCAGGATCTGTTTACTACATTAAAACGCTAAGCCCACAGACATTTGCTCTATATTACACAAAATCAGAAGCCGAAGCCGGTATTTTTAATCAAACCGGAGACTCTTATTCAGACCTCAGAGCCCCAATCCTTTCATTTGTTGAGGGAACGTCTCTTTCTCTTAGAAGAAAAGAGTTTGTAAATCTTTTAACTGCTGCGACAGGAATTCAAGAGCTTAGCAACGTAGCCCAGAACGCCGTTGACGGTATTTACGATTTAGATGTTAAGGTTGGTGGCCCAGCGTCCACAGAATTTACACTAACACCAACAAACGCAGTTCTTAGCCCCAGATCGATAACATTTAACCCCTATGATGATTTTAGTTCAGGGTTCAATGCAATTCGTTACGAAAACCACAAGCTATATAATGGTGCTGAAATTATTTATAATCAATCATCAGAGATATCTCTGGAACAAAACACCGACGGGATTAATGAGTCTACTGGCGTATTTACGATACCATCCCACGGCTTGATAACCGAACAAGAGCTTGTTTATATTGTAGAAAGCCCATCACAAGAAATTCCAGGATTACAGAATAACGTTTCTTATTATGTAAACGTTATAAGTTCCGACACTTTTTCTCTGCACACAAGCTCTTCAGACGCAGCATCAGACACAGATAGAGTAAAAGTTTGGGGAATTGAGAGCAACATAATTGAGACACTGGAGTCTACATTTATTAATGATACGCTCGATCTTATTACTACCACAGCAGATCATAATCTTTCTACAGGCCAGGCTGTAGTATTTAACTCTGTAGATCCACCAACCGGAGTTACCTCCGGAGATACTTATTATGTTAGAGTTTTTGACGCAGACCAGTTCTACCTTCACGAAACATATGAAGACTCTTTGGTCGAAGCAAATACCATAGGCCTGCTTACAGCAGGTAGCGGAACCCACTATATAGATGTTATTGACGAAGAGGTAATAATAGGGTATGGCGAAACAGAAGACTATGGAACAGTAACCCTTAGCGCATTTTCTACGCTAGAAAGGATATCAGGTCTAGAGAATAACAATGTTTACTATGTTATAAGAATCAGTAAGGACTGGTTTACTGTAGCATCCACTAGACAGAACGCTAACCTAGGGAACTCCATCAACATCGGCGCGCAGCTAGCCGATGAAGGATCTTTGGGCTCAGAGGAAAATCATTCTTTCTTAACATATAACGTAGGTGCCGAGGTGCTCGGCCCAGGAACAGTTACTACCACGCTGGGCTCAAACATTCTTAGCGGTATCAATACTAACTTCTTTAACCTGTTTAAAAACGGTGATCTCTTTAAAATCTTTATTACTCAGGATGAAGATGTTTTAACACTTTCTCAGACCAACAGCGCTGTTAATAGAGAAATCAGTTTCACTCAAAACGCTAGCACCGTTAACACCACAACAAACATTATTACAACCCCTACCCACAACTACTTTACAGGAGATTATGTTGTTTATACAGCAGACACTCCTGCCGGAAATATAACCTCTGGCCAGGGGTATTACGTAAGAATAAATCAAACAACGCCGGTCAATGCTACAACTTTTACTTTGCATGAAACAAAACAAGATGCTTTTGATAATCTAAACATAGTAAACATAACCAGCTCAGGTTCTGGAGCCGCTATCTTTACTCAGCAAGATCAGTTCTATTCTCCAACGCACACTTACACAGATGGTCAGACAACTTCTTACACATCTTCAGAAATTATGTCAACACTAATAGACGGAAGACTTTACTACATTGGAAGAAATTCCAACATTAGAGAGCTTTTCTCTACAAATATTGCAACAAACGATCGTGTCACTACGAATGCCGTTCATGGACTTGCAACAGGAGATGCCGTCAGGTTTGAATCGGCAGTATCACCAGAACCACTGGTCTCCGGTCAAGAATATTTTATTAGAACAACTAGCACAAGCGCCTTCTATCTTTATAACAATAGGGCCGACTCTCTGTCCGACTCTAATAGAGTAGATATTCTTACTACTGGATCTGGCACACACAAATTTGTTCAAACAGAAAAATCTAACACCTTTAGATTCTATCCTAGTTATGACGAAGCCATTGCAGCAGCCGGAACACAAGATGGCGTACAGGTCGAGCTGGTAAGTACTGCAGGAAATGCTGTAGTGACTAGCAAGTATGCCGGAGCAGTTTTTGAGTCAAAGGTTCTTGGCGTTAGATCTGCTACTGGAATTGTTCTTGAAGACGAAATCCCAGAATTTGCTTCAGACGATATTACCCCGATTGGAACTCAGTCCGGATTCCAGTATGCCCTAGTTACCTCTTTGTTTGTAAAGGCAGACGGGTTTGCCCTTCACAGGCCATTTGATGGCGGTGTTGAGCTGACTCCATCACTAAATCCAGACTCTTCGATCATTAGACAAACTCGCAGATACTTCCGATACCAGTCCGGTAAGGGTATTCAGGTTTCTTATGGTATTAACTTTAATGCGCCAAAACAAATTGAAGCATTTACTGTTGACATCAATACTGGAATTGCAACTATTAAAACAAGATACCCAAATAAGGTGACAGACCAATTGTCAATAACAACAGAGGGGGCTAGCGATACAAACCTTGGAACTGCCAGAACATTCTTGCAAAATTCTACAAATGTTGATGTTGATGCAAATACAATTAACATTGGATCACAGCAGTCATTCGTAAACGGAGAGGCTGTTTTGTATCAGACACCAGGAGTAGAGCTTGGCGGAATTGAGTCAAACGTAAAGTATTGGGTTAGAAACGCGGGTGGCACTAGGTACTACATTTATGCATCTCTTTCCGATGCACTAGTCGGAGGAGAAGATGGAAGGATCGACATCACGATGCCGACAGAGGGCGACGCAGCCACTCTAACTCCAGTTAATAGCTGGATTGGCACATTCGGAGTAACAGAGGTTGTTAATGACGATACTTTCAAGGTTCTGCTAGATGGTATTCCTCAATCAGGCTCGTCTTCAGGATTCTCGCAGTTTACCCCGGCATCTTGGTCAGGATCCTTACTTAGGTGTGGAATTTTTGATGATCAGAATGGCCTATTCTTTGAATATGATGGTCAGCAGCTATATGCTTGCAGAAGAAGCAGTGTTGAGCAAATTTCTGGTACGGTCACAGCAACATTTAACTCCTCTCTGATTGTCGGTGAAAACACAAAATTTATTAGCCAATTAATTGCCGGAGACAAGGTTGTTATACGAGGACAAAGCTACAAGGTTGTGCACATTGCTAGCGAAAACTCTTTGTCGATACAGCCCGCATATAGGGGTGTCACAAGAGGAAACGTTGTTGTAACCAAGACAGTGGACACCAAAACTCCACAAAACCAATGGAACCTGGATAAGGCAGACGGAACTGGTCCGTCCGGGCTCATACTTAACCTTACTAAGATGCAGATGGCTTACATAGACTACTCGTGGTACGGTGCCGGAAAAGTTCGTTTTGGTTTCAAAGCTAAAAACGGTGAGGTTCTGTATTTCCACGAATATGTTCACAACAATCAGTTTACAGAAGCCTATATGAGATCTGGCAACTTGCCAGCAAGATACGAGGTCTTGAACCTTGCAAACCCAACTTACAGCCCAACAATCGCCCACTGGGGAACGTCTGTCATTATGGATGGTAGATTCGACAATGACGACGCATACTTCTTTACGGCATCCGGCTCTACGCTTTCTTTCTCTAACACAGCAGAACAACAGACTTTTCAAGGTAGAATCTCTCAAACTAATGCTATCTTTAATACCAGAATAGACGGTGTATTTACTCCGGTTTACTTTGTAAATGCTATAGACTCCGTTGCAGTTAGAAGCATTAGGCCAGAAACAGAAATTTCTGGATTATACATCCAAGCCGGAACAAAAACACTATTCCAGCCACAGAGTATCGGTGGAAACAGGGCTCGTATATATATTGATAAGCAACCTACTGGAACGTCGGGGTCAGATACTACATACAACTATGGTCCTCTAGCAGATGCAATCCCAACGCTGTTTCCTCTAGTTAGTGTTCGCCTAGGGCCAGCGGTTGACAATTCTTTGGTAGGAGCCATTGGCCTAAGAGAAATCATAAATAGGATGCAGTTAAACTTGAAAAACGTCGGTATTCTTACGACTCACGATGTTGAAATTAAACTTATTCTAAATGGAAACACAGACAACCTTTTGTTTACAAATATTGCCCAGCCTTCACTTTCTCAGATTATTCAACACGGAAAGGGTGACACAATTAGTGGTGGTGTAGAGCTTTACACATTCAGGGTCAGTGGTGCATCTAGCGCAACGGCTTCGATTGCTCAAGCAACAAACATTGACCTTGCCGACATCATCGAGCTAGGAAACGCTATTCAGGGTGGTGACGGAATTTTCCCAGATGGACCAGACCTTCTGACAATTTCTGCCTCTGTTATTGATACCGCTCTCATCGGTGCCGCTACCCCATTCCGAGTGGGTGGACGTATTTCCTGGACAGAATCTCAGGCCTAGTGTGTTAAAATAGACTAGGAGTTATCTATGTCTATATCATCTAATCTTTATTCTGAAAAGGTCTTTGCTGAACAACCAATAGCCCTTTGGTCTTTAGACGACCCGGCCGACTATGTCTCCCTAGTATCTGAAACACAAAGAGATTTATCCAATAGCTCTGTATGGACAGTTTCAAATGGAACACTTGGGGTCGTTACTAACATAATTGGAGAACCTTTTCCAGAAAGCGTCATCTCTTCAATAGCAGCCAATGTGCCAGAAGAAGATCCAGACATCACTACTGTTACAGCAACAGGCGTAGTTCCATATTCTTCTTTTAACGAAGACCTTAAAACTTTTTCTCTGGGCGCATTCTTTTATTCACCAAGTCCGTTTCTTTCTTCTGTATCTATTGGCTATAAATACTTAGACGCAGAAACTTCCAGCTACGTAGAAACATTTAAAGATTTTGACATCTCTGTCTTTAATAGATGGTTTTTTGTTTCAGAAACTTTTACCTTACCCCCAAATGAAGAAGATGTAAGCATAGTCTTAAAGCTTGGGTATCTTCCAGGAGCGTCTGACCCAGCCAGCTATACCTTTTTGGTTAATGGGTTGACAGCGGGGCAGTGGTCGGAAGAGTTTCAGGCAACCTCTCTGGGGGTTGAGCTTGAAGCAATTCCATCAACAATAGCCCTTTCAGAAACTTTTGGATATCCTGCAGCCGCCTATGGTCTTCAAGAATTAAACGGGTACTATTTAGGACAGAGCAACTCACTTTTAGCAAAAAATGGAGGGGTGCCATTAGTATATGGGGCATCAAACAATACAACGATATTGCCAGGTAGCGGACCATCATTAATAGTTCCAGGTAATGGATTTCTTGGCGAGCTGGGCAGATACCAAGACTTTACCCTAGAGTTTTGGTTAAGAATAAATGTTTCTTGCACAACTCCAAAAAGAATAGTTGGTCCAATTGGATCTGATGACGGGATATATGTAGATGGACCATTTATAAAGATAAAGATTGATGATGTTTATGGGTCTTATTTTGTAGGAGAATGGTTTAGACCAATGTTGGTCCAGCTTAGAATAGTTACTAATTCTGCAACATTAATTATAAACGGTGAAGAAGTTTTATCTGTTGAGTTTGACACAAGATCGCTTTCACTTCCAGGCAAAAACAATTCTGTTGGAAAAGACCAAGACTGGATTGGCTTCTATGCTTATGAAGACACCGTGCCATTTGAAATAGATTCTGTTGGAATTTATTCATATTCTGTGCCAACCCTTGTAGCAAAAAGAAGATGGGTTTATGGTCAGGGTGTTGAGTATCCAGAAAAAATTAACACAGCCTATAACGGCGTCAGTACTTTTATAGACTACCCGTTTGCAAACTACTCAAATAATTACAACTTTCCAGATCTTGGGAAATGGAGTCAGGGTCTGATGGACAACGTTTCTGTAGATAATAATGTTTTAACGCCGCCAGAACATCCACTTGCAACACTAAAGTTTAATAATAAAACGGTTGATCAGTGGTATGAAGACTCCTCGGCTAGCATGTCAGAGGAAGATCAGTCTATATCTTTAAGGCCAAACTCATCCTGGCTTGGGACCGAAGGCTGTATCATATTTGATACGCTAAACTTTTTATCTCAAGATACCAAAGCAGTCTATGGAATATTTGAATCAAAAGTCGGAGATAACGGCAAGCAAACTTTGTTTAAGATAGAGGATCAGATAACTAAAAATTATTTAATCGTTGAGTTAAATGGGGCCTACATAGACTACACCTTGGTGTTTAATGGAAGCTCTACAAGGCTGTACAGGGCCAATGGACACCAACCAGGAGACCTCTTTCTGGCTGGAATAAGTCTTGTGAAGTTTTCCAATAAGTTTGGTGGAAATGCAGCGTATTTTTTAGGAAACAAGGGGCAGCTAAAGGTTTATGCCGGTGGGTCGGAAGATTTTTCAAATACTTTTAATGGTGAGATTTTAAAGGTTGCGTTTTCCACAGAAAGAAATTATGGCAAGTTTGAAGAGCTTTACAATGATTCTGGTGTAATTAGAGAGTATGAAGACGTGTTTTCTATGTACGATCAAGAGATAGATTATGACGGGGACGATCCGCTTTCCACAAACGGATCTTTGTTTAACGATCTTTACGTAGACGGCGGCGATCCGTGGTCAAGGTATACGGCTGACCCAATGTTTGAACCTGCAAGCTATGGCTTAGTTGGTAGAAAAAAATTTGGTGCGGCCAGACTAGACATAGAGGTTGATTCATATTGGGAAGACTATGTGCCACTTACCTATTTAGCAAAAAACATAGTTGACGATAACGGTGTGGAAGAGTACGGGCTTGACTTTGTACAAATGAACATAAACTATCCAGCGGTTCAAAAATTTTCAGAAGGATTCTACGATACTTCCGGCCAAGGTGTAAGAACCTATGTTTCTTTTCAATATCTGTCTGAGGGGGCAAATAAGCCTGTTTCTGGATTTAAAAACATTACAAGAATGCCATCTAACGGAGTAGTGGAGCCAGGCTCAGATTGGCTAGTGACAAAATATGAAGTGGTAGACGGAGTAATTCTTTATCTGCCACAGGGAGTAGACATAAAATCTCTTGCCCTGGTTTCACATATAGAGATGAAAGTAGATGGGATAATTGAGAATCCAATAAAGATAAGAAGAATTCAGCTAGCTTCGCAGTCGCTGTCTCAAAGAGTTCCGTCTCCCGTTGGTACTAGATTTGGTAAAAAGATTTATCCCTTTAAAAGATCTGGATTGTATTTTGACTACAAAGCAAAAAATCCTTTTAGGATTTACAAAGACAGCACCCCATATCTTTATTTGACTGGACAAAGCGGCATAAAGCCGGTTGGAAATTTTGAACAGTCTACGTCTACAAGTCGCGGCCTATCTATTCCAATAAATCCAGAAAAGGCAAATAATTTTGAAACGGTAGCACTAAATATGGCAATAAGGTTTGAGCTTGATGCCTTCCCAAGTTCTCCAATAGAAATATTCGAAGTTCAGTCTGCCAATCAGTTCTTTAAATTTTATGCTGTTTCCACCCACCCAGACGGCTTGAGGGGAAAAATATATTCACAAAACACATCTACTGGAAGAATAACGGATCGTGTAACCTTTTATTGGAATGGAAATCTGGTAAGAGAGCCATCCATACAAGCTGGCTCCTGGTCAATTTTGGGAATAGGCTTTACGGATAACCTAATAATGAACAATGTTGCAGGAGCAATTAGAATTACTGGTCCAGTTTCTGTAGATAGTATCTCTCACTATCAAGCTAGCAGCCTTGACCAAGTTCGTAATCAGATAACCAGACAGTGGTTCGGTGTAGAAAGAATAGCCGGAATAGACATCGCATGGAGATACTGGGTGGAAGGGCAGGATAATCCAGAAGGCAACAGGCCCTATACCTGGTCACAGGTTTTGGTTGTTACACCATCAGATTATTATGGGGTAGACCCAGCAGAAATATACAAGTCTTTTGTTGGAACAAATAAAATTGTTGCTGGAGATGATGTTAAGCTAAAACTAGAAACATATAAGTATTCTGTTTATCAAGGTCTTGACTGGACTACTTCTACTATCACTCCTGTATAATATGGTATACTTGTGGTTATGAAGAAGCCAAAACCACGTTTTCCAGGTCAAGTCGGTGACACAAAGGTACAAGTTATCGAAGAAAAGTTTTCTAATTTTGGAACCTACGTTTGGCACAAGCCAAACGGAAAAGCTTTTACTGACGGCCAAGGGAACGCCCTGTCCATAGAGTCAATGAGGGATGACCCCTCAAGGGTCAAAGAGCTGAAAGATGCTGCACAGTACTGGGGCCAGTCCGAAGGTAAGGCCGTTTTTTATCCAAATATGCGAAAGATATCTGACGAGCAGCATAGCGAGCAAGTAGACAGAATGACACAAGGCCTTATCCCGAACATGAACGATCTTGGCGCAGTTATTGCGGCCAAAAAAACTCTTAATGCATACGGAGATGAGGGCTAGTGGAAAAAGATTGGATTATTCGTGCAAACATAGATGACGATCTCCCACAAGATGACACCTTCAAAAGACAAGACCCTTTTGTAAGAAGCTGGGATGACCTAAAACAATATAGTGGACTTGAGTCAAACTTTAAAAGAAGAAGTAGCCGTATCGCAAAAACTCTAAATATGCCACCTAGTGAAAGCTATTTAACTAATGCAAAAGCTAGCCAGCAGGGAATAGACGGAGCAGGGTCAAAAGAGATTAACCCCGGCGATGTTTTTCGTAACGGTTATGGAATGTTTGATGTTATTACCCCACCATGGAATCTATATGAATTAGCAAACTACTATGACACATCTTTTTCAAATCACGCTGCCATAGACGCTAAGGTTGAAAACATTGTTGGCCTTGGCTACGACTTTAGGATTTCTGATAAAACTGTTTTAAGGCTTGAGTCCAATCAAGATAGAGAAGCTGTTGGCAGAGCCAGAAATAGGATTGAAAAAGCAAAAATGGAAATACATGATTGGGTTGAAAATTTAAACGATGATGATTCTTTTACTCAAACCTTGACAAAGTTCTATACCGATGTTCAGGCAACAGGAAACGGCTACCTAGAAATTGGTAGGACAACACGAGGAGAAATCGGGTACGTTGGACATATACCGGCTACGACAATGAGGGTTCGTAGATTACGAGACGGATACGTTCAAATTATTGGAGAAAAGGTTGTTTATTTTAGAAAGTTTGGGGCAAAGAATCAAAACCCAATAACAGAAGATCCAAGACCAAACGAAATCCTTCACTACAAAGAGTACTCTCCACTTAACACATTCTACGGCGTACCAGATATAATGTCTGCAATAACTTCTTTGCAGGGTGACCACCTTGCCTCTCAATACAATGTTGACTATTTTGGAAACAAGGGGGTGCCAAGATATATTGTAACCCTGAAGGGCGCTCAGCTGTCCCCTGACTCAGAAGACAAGATGTTTAGATTCTTACAAACAAGTCTAAAGGGGCAGAACCACAGAACGCTGTATATACCACTACCCGGAGATACCGAAAACAACAAGGTTGAGTTTAAAATGGAGCCAGTTGAAAACGGAGTACAAGAGGGATCATTTAAGGAATATCGTAAACAAAATAGAGACGATATTTTGATTGCCCACCAGGTTCCTCTTTCAAAAATTGGTGGAGGCGACTCTGGTAGTATCGCAGCAGCGCTCGCTCAGGACAGAACCTTTAAAGAGCAGGTATCTCGTCCAGCTCAAAAAAATCTAGAAAAAATGATTAATAAAATTGTTAAAGAAAAGACAGATATCCTTGAGTTTAAATTTAACGAGCTTACTTTGACGGATGAAATTGCACAGTCTCAGATTATTGAGAGGTATGTAAAGACACAGGTCATGACTCCAAACGAGGCTAGGCAACAGCTTGGACTACCGCAAAGACCAGACGGAGACGACCCATTTGAAATGTCTGCCAGACAGGCTACCGATGCCAGAGCTAACCTCGCGGGGAATAGAGAAAGAGATTCTGAAAGATCAAACAATCAGTCAGATAGCACTGCTACCATAAGTGGTAGGAATGCCCAAGGAGAAGGAAGATCTTCAGAATGATTGCAATTTTTAAATATTTTATCAAAAAGGCAGTATAATGGAGTTAGTATGACTATATCTAAGGCTCATTGGGATATGGAAGGCGATAGCCTTCGTCTATCTATGCCCTTCAGCAAAGTTGACGTTGAGAGACGAATCGTCTCCGGCTTTGCGACCTTGGATAATCTGGATAAGCAGGACGATATTGTCACCACAGATGCCAGCATGAAAGCTTTCGAAAAGTTCCGTGGTAATATTCGTGAGATGCACCAGCCAAAAGCTGTAGGCAAAATGGTTTCTTTTAAAGAAGACAAGTACTTTGATCCAGAGTCAAAAAAGTTTTATACAGGAGTTTACGTTTCTGCATATGTTTCCAAGGGTGCACAAGATGCCTGGGAAAAAGTTGTAGATGGAACATATACTGGGTTTTCTATTGGTGGAAGAATGAACAAGTGGGATGATGCCTACAACGAAGAGATTGACAAGTCTATTCGAGTCATTAAAGATTATGACCTGGTTGAGCTGTCTCTAGTAGACAGTCCAGCAAATCAGTTTGCAAACATCTTGTCTATTGAAAAGGTAGATGGAGTTGATGTCTTAAAGGGCCAAGTCATGGACACGGTTCTTGAAAATGTTTTTTGGGATTCCGAATCTGGATTGGTTATGCTTTCAGAAAACGACTCAGAGGTTAGCCCATCAACAGGAGAACCAATGAAGAATATTGGCTTTGTGGAAAAGTCAGATTCAGACAAAAAAGATGTAGTAAAATTCTTAATTGATAGTGCTAAAGGCATTAATACAGTTAAGATAACAAAGGAGGTAAGTCCTATGACTGAAACAACAGAAGATCTCGTTGAGAAATCAGACGAGGTTGTTGAAGAGGTAGAGGTCGCTCCAGAGGCAGATGCCGAGACTGAAGAGGTAGCAGAAGAAACAAAGGCTGATGAAACAGCTGATGTTGAAAAGGCTACCGATGCAGAAGCAGAGGTAGAAGATACCGATGCAGAAGCAGATGTTGAGAAATCCGAAGCCGTTGAGGCAGAGTTAGAGGTATCTAAGTCAGACGATGGAATTATTGCCGAGGCAGTTAATGAAATCAAAGATACCCTTACATCAGCCTTTAGCGATCTAGCAGAAACCGTTAAGTCTCTACATGAGCAGGTTAATGCACTAAACAAATCAATTACCGGTGTTTCCGAAGAGGTAGCAGAAACTAAAAGGGAGTTTGCTGCCGCTAAAGAACATTTTGATGAGTTTGGAAAGCGAGTCGACGCAGTAGAAGCAGAGACAGCTTTCCGCAAGTCTGGCGATCTTGGCGAGATCGTACAGGAACAACCAGAAATGGTTGAAAAATCCCTATGGGGCGGTCGTTTCCTCAAAACTGCCGACTTATTTAAATAAGTTAAAATCACTTAGGAGGTGACAATATGTCGGAAGAGATTAAAAAGAATAATCCAGACGCTTCAGGCGACGACTCGGGGCTTTACAACGCTGAGGGTAGCTTTGCTTCTGGTGGAATTGGCGGAGTGAGTAATCCCGGTGCTAACACATTGGGAAATATTCCTACCGCTAGTTTTGGCGTTACAAGTGGTCCAAATGCGGTAAATCCTTCGGGTGATGCAGCAAGTGGTATCCTACGTCCCGAACAAGCACGTCGTTTTATTGACTACGTGTGGGACGGTACAATTCTCGCCAAAGATGGTCGTCGCGTAACAATGCGTGCAAACTCTATGGAACTTGAAAAAGTTAACGTGGGTGAGCGCGTCATTCGTGCAGCGTCACAAGGTGTAGGTGACTACGCAAACACTGGTGCAACCTTCTCAAAGGTGGAACTTACTACTAAGAAGATCCGTCTTGACTGGGAAGTCAGCGCAGAAGCACTCGAAGATAACGTCGAGGGTGCTGCTCTAGAGGACCACTTGGTCCGCCTTATGACGAATGCCTTTGCAAACGACATCGAAGATCTAGCGATCAACGGTGACGGGGCCACGGGTAGCTTCCTTTCCATTATGGATGGGTTTGTCAACAGGGTAAAGACCAATGGCGACGCACATGAGTTCGTTGCCACCGTTACTGACAACTCTTGGACTACAGAGGTTATGCAGGGAATTCTCCTTGCAATGCCTCGTAAGTACCGCGCACTTAAGAACGGTCTCAAGTTCTATGCCGGTACTGATGTATTCCAGGGAATTGTTAAGAACAACGGTACTCTTGCTGACGCTATTGCTGAAGCATTTGCTGGCAATGGCCCAGGAACTGAGCGCAACCGTCAAGCATACCTTGACGGCCAGGCACAGACTCTTGGTACAGCTCGCACCACCCGTGTTCTCGGTATTGACGTTCAGGAAGTTCCATATTACCCAGAGGGCTATGTCGACTTGACATTCCCCGCTAACCGTATTTGGGGTTTCCAGCGCGACATTACTGTAAACCGCGAATATGTTGCCAAGAAGGACACGATCGAATATACCGTATTCGTTCGCTTCGGCATCCAGTGGGAAGAAGAGGACGCTGTTTCTTACGCAGACGCAGCTGCCGACGCATCCTAGCTAAAACATAACCATATGAGGGGGGCAGGGGCTAACGCTCTTGTCCCCCTTATATATTATCTGTTATAATATTAATGGAGGATAAAATGACATCTGAAAATACCACAATGGCCCATCTACAGGATGTAGAGCCTATCATTTCAGAAGAAATGATTAAAAAGTACGAAAATGCTGTAGAAGATTCTTTTGCTAAAGATAACCCGAACATCATAACAGCACCTAATAAACCAGGCAAGGGTGGAAAAAAGCCAGGCTCCCTTAAGTCTTCTGATGGAAAGATCGTAACGTCAAAGACCAAAGAGGTTCCAAAAGCTGAGGCTCCAAAAACTCAAAAAGAGGAAATGGTTGCACTTCACTCTACAAAGAATGTCGTATGGGAAAATGTTGGAAAGCTTGCAAAGGGCTACAATATTGTTAGCAAAGATAAGTCAGAAAAGTGGCTATCTAGAGGTCACGTCAGACTTGCATCACCAGACGAGGTAGCCAGGGAGTACGGTAAGTAATATGGATATTCTGAGGATTCCGTCAAATCAAATAGAGGCAGATGTAGAAGTATCTGCACCATTAACTTCGTATACTTATACGATTACTGATTTGGCGGATAACTCAGCAACATCTGCAACTACTGCCTCCGACTCTTCTTCCAATGTGACCATACCGCTTCCAAGCAAGTATGATGGATCTTACAAGATTACGGTTGATGGTGAAGACAACTATTTTGACGTTGTGCGGCCTTATGTTGACCCAACCACAAAAGGCGCAAATACTTTAGAAATAAATGCTTATGCGTCAAACGAATCCTTGGCCAGGGCAATCATTGACTCTGTAATACCAGAAGGATTTTATTATAAGAAAAAAGTTTTAGAAACAGTTGGACTTGGGGCAGACTACCTACCTCTCTGGGTAGAGGGCAAGAAAGTTCTTAAGCTGTATGAAAATAATGTTTTGATGTATGATTCAGAAAATTCAGACGACTATGCAGTTAGCTATGGAATTACAGACGACAAAACAGCAATCGTAGAAAACACTCAAGAAAGACTTAATAGACTAGAAGGTGCTCCAAACATTTTTCCAATAGGTGGATCCGATTTATTGGATGTTAAGTATGTATACCGAGGATTCCCCAGAACGTTTGACTATAAAATTCTTTTAGCCGCGGGCTATCCTAAAATTCCATCTGCCATTGTAAAGGCAACTGAGCTTCTTGTAGATGATATTGAATGCGGCAAGCTAGAATATTATCAGCGCTATATTAAAACTTACAATACTGATCAGTTTAAGATTGGCTTTGATGGAAGAATGTTTGAGGGGACAGGAAACATTTTTGTAGACAAGATACTTTCTAAGTATGCAAAGTCTATTAGACTCGTTGGGGTGTTGTAATGGCCGATTGCAATACGACAAACTACCAGTTTCCTATGTATGCCGATGTTCATTATGCAAGCGTTGAACAAGGAGCCTACGGTGACGTTCAAAAGGTTTGGACAAAAGATAGATCCATTATATCAAGTCTGACGCCAGCTGGTACCGCATTAAAAGAAGAAATGGTGCCTAATGTAGACCTTACGCTAGATGCCTTACTGTTGGGAAGATTTAAAGAAGACATTAGGTTTAAATCAAGTCACTCATCTTCATCACTAATGAATATATTGATAACAAACATTAGAGATTCTAATAACCTGGTCATATATAAAGAGACTACTGGACCGAGGACTGGTCAGCCAACGCTATTTGAGGTTGCCACCCATCAACCATTCACCAACCCATTTGGCAGAATTGAATATTTTACCGTTGTCTTAAGAAGATCAGAAAACCAGGGGATTACCGTATGATTGGCGTTAAGTTTGATTCAGCAATGTTTGCCAAGGAAATGGAAGGTCTTATGGAATATTCTGTAGGATTTCTAGAGGGCGCAAAGGCAGGCAAAAACAAATTGTTGGAAGAAATTGGAAAAGGGGTGAAAGAAATCTTGGCAGAATTCATTGACGCAAATGCCAGGGTTTCTCCAAACACCATGCACCACGTTTATGAGTGGTATCAAACAGGAAGCCCACAGGCAAGACTTTTTGATATTGAATATACTGTTTCAAGTAAAAACGGACTTTCTTTAAACTCCACTTTTACACAATCTTTAACGGTTAGTAAAGGGTCGTCTACTCCATTTTACAATAAAGCAAATGTTATGGAGTCTGGTATAGGTATGGTTATTAGGCCAAGGCCAGGAGGTGTTCTTGTGTTCGAAGACAATGGCGAAACCGTTTACACAAAAAAGCCGGTCTCGGTGCAAAATCCAGGTGGCGCAGAGGTCCAGGGAAGTTTTAAAAAAGTTTTTGATTTATTTTTTCAAAGTTATTTTTCTCAATCTTTTCTTTATTCTAGTGGATTGGCAAAGCATTTATCAACTCCATCGTCCTATAATCAAAATATCTCTTCAGCAAAGACTGGTGGGAAAAGAGCTGGTTATAGGGTTGGATATAGATGGATTTCTTCAGGGAGCGTGAATATATAATGGCAATACACTACCCACCGGTTTTCATTAATCGCTATCTACAAGATAAGCTGCCAGATGATTCCATGAACAACTCTATTCCTTTTTTCCCCACAACGCCATCCAATCTAGATGAGTTGACGCAGTCATACCCAGACGGATTATTTGGCGTTTACGACAGAATGTTTAAGCTAAGAAGAACCCCATTTCCTCACTTAAAATATGAACAACTTTTGTATTACTTTTATAAAACTACAGAGGGACCGGCAAAGCTAATTGAAACGGTTCAGTACGTATCTGACCTCTTAGATAGAGGAGATGAGTCGGCGCAGGAATTAAATGCCTGGACTCTTGCTCAGCACAAAGCGCAAGGTAGTCAAACTAGCACAGGAACAAACATCGTAACTGGAGAAACTAAAACATACAACAAAGTTTCATTTGGCGGAACAGACTTCCTTTTGCCATATTTCCATGAGTTCAGGATATTCCAGCTAGAGGAGGCAAGAGATATTGTTGATTTTGGAACAGCTAGAACTTATGCCGGTAACAAGTTAATCATAGATTACTGTTGGCATGAATCAGATCCATTATTCTAATTTTTTATAAAAAGCCTGTATAATTAGTATTGAGGAAACGCGCCTGTTATTTCTTATGAAAGAAGAGGTGAACAACTATGGCATATTCACGTGGTTCCAGTTCTAACATTATTGTTGGTGCTGCAGCGCTGTTTACATACGAGAGCGGACTTCTAACCGAAGCCGACCTTCCAGAATTTGCGGAAGACGTATCGTTCAAGACTACCCTGTCTAACGATGCAGACTTCCGTAATGTCGGATACACCAGTAACGGTTTGGATATTGAATTCCAGCCCGATTTTGGTGAGGTTCAGGTTGACCAGTTGCTCGACGTCGCCAAACTGTACAAGCAAGGTATGCAGGTTAGCCTGAATACAGCTTTTGCAGAGTCCACACTAGAGAACCTTTTGTTCTCTCTCGCTGGTAAGGACACAGACCTTACCACCGTAGGTGGAAACCCAACTCTAAACCTCTCAGCTGGTGACATTGGAGAATGTCCCGTTGAGCGTGGTTTGATTGCTGTTGGGCCAGGTACCGGTGACTGTGCTATTGGTCAGGACCTAGAACGTGTTTACGTTGCATACCGTGCGCTCTCAATTGAGAACGTTACAGTATCTGCAAAGCGTGACGAACCCACAATGTTTGAGGTTTCGTTCCGTCTACTTCCAAATGACGCCGCGTCATATGGTAAGATCGTAGACCGTACAGTTCCTGCTGGTAGCTAGTTACTAAAGCTAAAAGGATTTGCCCAGGCTAACGCCTGGGCATTTCTTTTGCTACAATTAGTTAATGGCAACAAAAATTTATGATACTGGTTTGGTTGAGTTTTTCGACGGTACTGTTTTAGAGCTAAAACCAATCAAGATAAAATACCTCAGAGAGTTTATGGATGAATTTCAAAAACTAAAAATGGCTACAAGCGATGACGAAGCTTTTGTGGTTTTGACTAAATGTGCATCTATATCTATGAAAGAGTTTAAAAAAGAGTTTTCGGATCCTAGCGTTCTTGAAGATAATATGGACGTCTCTACGTTATATGAAATACTAGACCTTACGGCTGGTATAAAGATAGATAAAGAAAAAAACGAAGAGGGGGAGGTCAAGAAACAAGCCGAAGAAAGCGGATCGTCTTGGGACAACCTAGACTTGGCAGAACTAGAAGCAGAAACGTTTTTGATTGGTATCTGGAAAGATTATGAAGAGCTAGAGCTTTCTCTTTCTATGCCAGAACTTCTGGCGACCTTGAATTCTAAAAGAGATCTTGAGTATAACGAAAAGAAGTTTTTGGCAGCAATGCAGGGCGTTGACTTAGATAAACAATCTGGAAAACAAAACGAATGGGAAAAAATGAAGGCAAAGGTTTTTAGCAAGGGCATTACAGACAACCCGAATGATATTGTTGCACTTCAAGGAGTGAACGCTCAGCAAGCTGGATTTGGCATAGGCCTAGGTCTTGGGTACGAAGACATGCGTAAAAAATAAGGCTCTCTGTGTTATAATTATATAACCTGACAAAATAGCAATAAGCCACTACAAGGAGGAAACAACAAATGGCAACAACAGTTAATGAAGAAAAAGAAATTAGCCTTATTGATGGCACGAAGCTTACGCTACGTCCATTGAAGATCTCTCTGCTTCGTTCTTTTATGAAGAAGTTTGAGGGCATTGCAGAGATAGCAGCAGATAATGACAAGTCAATGAATCTGCTTATGGAATGCGTTCAGATTGCAATGCAACAGTATAAGCCAGACATTGCTGGTGATCTAGCAGCTCTTGAAGAGAATCTAGACCTACCAACAGTTTATAGAATCGTAGAAGAGGCTTCCGGTATTAAGCTCTCTGATACATCTATTCTAAACGTATAGGAGCCTAGTGAATGGCTGATTTCCAGTCGAATATTAATGTAAACATTGATACCGCCAACGCTTTGGCAAGTATCAAAGCTTTGCAACGACAAATATCGGTCTTTCACCAGGAAATGGCACAAGGCGGGGCGGCCGCTCAGGCCTCCTCCGCCAAAATGCAGCAAACGCTTATTAATGGCATAAACGCTAGCAAGGGCTTTAGTGCTGAACTCACAACAATTTCTAGTAGTACTCAGTCTTTTACTAATGCATTAGAAAAAAACAAGCTGTCCATGGGGCAGTACTTTCGCTACTCTATGGGGGCAACCAAGACATTTGGAAGCTTCTTTAAAACAGAGTTTAACACAATTAGCAAGGTTGCTCGTGAAAGAGTCAAAGATTTACAAACACAGTACGTAAAGCTTGGCAGAGATGGAAACGGTGCGCTTCAGGCAATTAAGGTTAGGCCTCTTACTCTAGACATGAAAAGTCTGGGAACTCAGACTGCCATGGCCGCTCAAAAGCAGCAAATTTTTAATCAATTAATTAAACAGGGATCAACAAATCTTTTAAACTTCGGTAAGAACACTCAGTGGGCCGGTAGGCAGCTTATGGTTGGCTTTACCATTCCGCTGGCAATGATGGGTGCTATTGCAATAAAAGAGTTCAAAAAAATTGAAGCACAAGTAATTAAGTTTAAACGAGTATACGGAGACATGTTCAGCACAGACGCTGATTCAGAGGAGGCGCTAGAGAATGTTAGAAGACTAGCTGACGAGTTTACAAAATATGGAATTGCGGTAGAAAAAACTATTGGACTTGCGGCAAAAGTTGCTCAGATGGGAAATGTCGGAACAGCCTTAGAACAACAGGTTATCCAGGCAACCAGGCTTTCAGTTCTTGGTGGTCTGGACCAAGAGGAGGCTCTGGATACAACAATCTCTCTTACCAATGCTTTTAAGGTAGAGGTAGAAGATCTTACAAACAAGATTAACTTCTTGAATGCAGCAGAAAACCAAACAGTACTTTCCATAGAAGATTTTAACACCGCCATTCCACTAGCTGGTTCCGTTGTCAAATCGCTGGGTGGCGAGGTAGAGGATCTAGCATTCTTCCTAACTGCCATGAGAGAAGGTGGCATTAGCGCTAGCCAAGGAGCAAACGCACTGAAGACAAGCTTGGCAAGGCTCATTGCCCCATCCGAAGCAGCAAAACAAAGACTTTCTGAAATGGGAATCAATGTTCTGGGAATCGTTGAGGCTAATGCTGGAAACTTAAGGGGCACAGTCACCTCTCTAGCATACGCCCTAGAAAACCTAGACCCACTTTCAAAAGCAAGAGCAATTGAGCAGCTTTTTGGAAAATTCCAGTTTGCCAGGATGTCTACGCTTTTTGCAAACATTGTAGACGAGGGAAGTCAGGCAAACAAGGTTCTTGGGCTAACCGTAAATAGTGCGGAAGAGCTTGCGATTCTTGCCGAGAGAGAACTTGGCAAGGTAGAGGATTCTTCCGCAACTAAGTTCAGTAAAAGTCTAGAGAAGCTAAAAACCTCCCTGGCACCAATTGGTGAAACGTTCTTAAAGGCAATAACCCCAATTGTAGAGTGGGTTGCAAACTTCATTAAAAAGTTTGACGAAATGGGTGAAGGAACTAAAAACTTCCTTGTTGGCCTTGCTGCTATTGGTGGAGCTATAGCCCCAGTTCTTTTGATGGCAATAGGTTTGGTCGCTAACGGTATAGCTAACCTAATCAAGTTCTTCCAGCTGATGAGCAACTATTTTTCCGGAGCCTCTGCGTCTAGCAAAACACTCGGAGAGGGGGTAAGCTATTTAACTCAGCAACAAGTAGAGCAGCTTACTGTTGCGGCGTCATTAGATCAAGTTCATAATAACCTAACACAAAGATTTACGGCAGAAACTCTTGCTGTAGACGGTCTAAGTCAGGCCTACGGAAGAGCCATTACGACACAGAACGCATATCTAGCCTCCGCCGCAGCGTCTGCTTCTGCCCCTATCGCAGGATCATCTCGATCCGCTGCTCCCACAACAAATACATCTAGATACAACCCCTTCTTGCCACCAAAAGGATATGCCGACGGCATTCTTTCTGTACCAGGCCCAGCCGGTGCAGGAGATGTAGTCGCCTCAATGCTTTCTCCGGGAGAAGCCGTAATCCCAGCAGACAGAGCAAAACAGTATGCTCCATTTATTAAAGGAATTATTGCCGGAAAAATTCCAGGCTTTGTAGAGGGGACACCCGGCGCCGCTGCCGCTGTGCAGACTGGTATCGGAGGAGAGAATTTTAGCTTTTCGTCACAAGCACAGGCAGACCGTGTTGCTGGACTTTACCGGGATATGGGGGAATATGGAAAAATTCTTTTAGAAACTCTGAAAAAGTCAGCAGATCAATCGGGAGTTATTGCAGATGATTTTAGTAAAATTAAACGTGATGTAGCAGAAACAGCCGTATCACAGGGAGATTGGGACGTTCCTGGTCTATCTGCGACCAATACACAAAAAAGTCATCTTACAATGCCATTCGAGGGGGATAAAAGAACAGCGGCCCTGGGTAGTGTCGGCTTTGACAAGTTGCCAGCCGACCTGCAGAGAAACACATCGGCTGTAAGCAATCTAGTGGCAGAGCTTCCAGCCATAATAAATCAAGGACTTATAGAAAAAGTCGGTCCCGATGGTAAAGTCACCGGAGGAGTAAACTCAAGCCTGTTTGAAAAAACTTGGGAAAGTAGACCAGACAAGCTAGATGCAACGGCTAAACAGGGTGGCCTTAATATGGCTGATCCGAAGAATGTCCAGGCCACTAGAGCTATGGACGCTGATATTCTCAAAGAAACCTCAAGGATTGCCAAAGAAAGAACGGCAGCCGGAGAAGAGGTCTTGATAACAGACAGAATACTTGCCGAAGCTACTGAAAATATAATTGCTAAAAATGAAGAGCTGGAGGGGGCCACCGGAGACCTTGCCAGGGTAATGCGAGAAAGAGCCAACAGCTTAGGCGAGGCCAGGTCTAACCCCGGAAAAGGTTTGGTTCAAAAATATATGGCCGAGGCCGAGGCCGGCAGGCCAGGGCTTGTCAGAACCGGCACAGGCGCAGAGCTTGGATTTAGAACCGGAGAAGTTGATGATCAGGGTAGTCCAAAAGTTGTTAGTAGAGTGGGAAGAACCGGAGAAGTCAGTAGGGCTTATGGAAGCAATGTCAGTATGCCTGGCGGTTATACAAGACAGAAAAATGTGTCACAAAAGGTTGTTGCAGATGCACTAGATGATTCCGAACTTCGTAATGAGACAATGGCAGCAGCTTTAGATGATCCACATATTAGCTCTACCAAAAATAGCAGAAAGAGCCCACATCCAAATGCAGCAATAGACGGTGCCGATGATGCAAGAGCATACAGTGAAGCAAGAGACAAGGTGCTTAGGGATCCTTATACTTCTGGCGGAGCGCCAAAACTTCCACCACCACCAGGCAGTCCGCTTGCTCCACCAACTGCTCCTCAAGTAAGTACACCAGCCCAATCGTCAAGAAAACAAAGAATTTTAGATGCAATTGGCGACAGCTCTCCAGGAAAAGCTGTAGGTAAATTTTTAGCAAAACAAAGTGGAGTAGCCGTCACCGACAGCAAGGGCCAAGTGTTCTACGATCCAAACGAAGACAAGAGTACTTGGGCTGGACAAATGGAGGCACAAAGAAAACAAGAAGAACTTTTGTTTAATCAAAAAAGACAACAAATGGTGGAAGAGTCCGCCACCAATCAAGAACTTAAAGCCGCAGGGCAAGCTGTAGAGCAGGGTGGCCAAAAGCTGGAAGTCGCCGGAGACAGTTTGCAGAATGCCCAGCAGGCAAAAGGTGGGGCTAATGCAAACGTCGCACCAGGAGGCAAACGCCGGGGCGGAAATCTTGCTGGTGGTGTTTTTGCCATGGGTTCTGCAGCAATGATGACGCAAATGGCCGGTGGACCAGTGGGAGAAGCCGCCGGGGCAGTGGCCGCACCTTTAATGGCTCTTGGTGGAATAATGCCAATGCTGAGCAAGCTACCGCCACAAGCTCAGGCCGCAGCTCTTGCTCTTGCGGCAGTTGGATATGCCACGTATAAACTTATAACACATTTTGGAAATGTTTCCAAAAAGACTGCAGAGCTGGAAACAGCCCTAGGCACCGGAACAAAGGCTGTTCAAAAATTTGCAGAGTTTTCCGGAAAAGTTACTTCTAAAGAAGTTATGGATAGAAGAAGAGAAGGTGGAATCGACCCCTTCCAGGTACAGCCAGGAAAAAAGACAACCGGTCAGGGATTCTTTGAGGGTGACGAAGGCACGGCCTTTGCTGAATCAGTAAAACAAGGTATTTCAACTTTAGGAACAGACCAAACAATGTCAAAGGTGGCATTGCAACTTGGCCAGGCTGTTGCCCAAGGTGCACTAGATACAAGCTCAGCAATGAGCATAGCTTCCGAAATTGGCACTCAGCTTGGAGATAGGTCTTTTGCAATTGGAGTTAATAGCCAGCTTCTTTCTTTGATAGATCCAAGCGGAAAAGATCTGCTTGTGGATCCAATAATTCTTCAAGCTAAAATTTTAGTAGAAGGCCAAGAAAACATAGATCATCTTCTTGGTGAAGGGCCAATGAATTATATAGAAGGCTTGGAATATTATGACGCAAGACTTACCGACGTAATAGAAGCCCACGGCTTCTTGAAATCAGTCTTTACGCAGGGGGATGCCTGGAGCGCTTGGTGGCTGGGCATAACTGGTATAGGCGTTGCCGAGCAAAATATTGAAAGAATGACTCAGATCGTAACACAGTCTAGGGACCAACTCCAATCATATGGAGCGGCACTAGATACGGTAAGCATAGAGTATGAAAAAAGAATTGCGGATGCCACAGAAAGAGGGTGGTCTCAAACAGAAATAAGTGCTTTGGCCGAA